CCTCCAAATTCAAGTAACTTTACAATAAGCAATGTAGGTTCTTCTATTACAGTCAACTTGCTTTCAAATGCAGGTAATTATAAGATAAATGGGGCTGACTATGTGAATAGTGGGTTAACTCTTACATTTACTGCTTCATTAGGTCAAAATCTTATAAACGTAAATTCAAGCGGATTAATAAATAGTGCTTTTGATATTTTAGACTTAACAAAGATACCATGTTGCACTATAAATTGGGATGGAACAACGGCTATTTTAGCGGATGAACTACACTCGGCAAACCGAAATCTTATCGAGCATAAAAAGCAACACGATACTGACGGATGTAGATGGGTAAGTGGTGGCGTAACTACCTTTGCAAGTGGGGCTACAAATACATTTAGTCATTTAGAGAGCGTTGTGCGAGACGAGGATAGATACCATACACTTGTAGGCACGAAAACGCAAGGTATGATTACTTACAGAAATTCTGCACTATCTGCAATGATTACTGATGCTGCAAGTACTAGATTCTGTAAATTAGTTGGAACTACTACTGGCGCACCGTATTATGATAATGCAGGAGTGCTTACGGCACTTGGTACTAGCCAATATGGAATATATTGGATGTATAATACCAACCGAAAATTGCCAGTAAATAGTGAAATAGTTTTCGTTATGGGGCAAGGTGCTTATACAAGTGTAGCAAATGCACAAGCAGCCCCACAGCCTACGTTAAGCGGTATGACGGTTGCAGAGTGGAAATTAATGTATCGTGTTATAGTAAGAAATGTGGCTGGTGCTTTAGCATTTACTCAAGCAGATGATTTAAGACTTACGGCTACAGCACTTGCAGTAAGTGGTAGCGGAATAACATCTCTACCTGCAAGTCAAATAACAGAGAATAATTTTGGTAATGCTCAATTGGCTATTGATGCTCTGAAAATACCACAGGCAGACGATGTAACTTCAAGCGGAACAATAGAAATAGCACCTAATACCGTTAAGATATTAACAACTACTTTTACCAATGTGCATACATTTGTTTTAACACCAACCGCACCATCTACATTTACTTATTTGAATGAATGTACAGTTAGGGTTTTAGTAGGCTCTACAACGCCAGCATTAAGCATTACACCTCCAACGGGTGTTACGTTTACTTGGATGGACAAAGCAGCACCTACAACACTTACAATCAATAAGACATATACATTTGTATTCTTTTGGATTAACTCTACAATGTGCCAAGTTTATCACGCAATAAAAGCTTAATATTATGGAATACGGAAAAATAGAAAATGGGAATATTAGGAAATATCAATCTATATTACAAGAAAATGGTGGAGTAATTTATTCGCCTACTCACGAGCAATGGATTGAAAATGGTTATTTGCCAATAATTGAGAATAGACCAGACGAGCGTGATGGATTTTGGCTTTCTGAGCGTTACGAGCAAAGAGATAACGAGATAGTTTGCACTTATGAATTTAACGTGGTGGAGGTGTCAGATGTCAATGTTTAGAAAGCTTATGGGTGGTGGAGGCTTGGATGTCGATGCTTTAGCATTTATCACAGCATCGGGATTAACAGACCAAACTCAAATTAGCGCAATAAATACACTCGTTGCAGATTTAAAAATAAATGGTTTATGGACTAAAATGAATGCAATCTATCCATTTGTTGGCGGTACTGCTACAACTCATAAATTCAATTTGAAAGACCCACGAGACTTAGATGCAGCGTTTAGAATAGCTTGGAGTGGGAGTGTAACCCACAATTCAGGGGGTATTAAAAGTAATGGTTCTGCAACTACATATGGAAATACTAAATTTAACCCAGTAGCTCAATCATCTTCCCCATCTTCATTTTCTATGGGTATTTACAAGACTGGGATAGAGGCTAATGGCACTACTCGATTTTATATAGGCTGTAGGGTTGGAGTTAGTGAAACGTTAATCGGTTGGATAACATCAGGAAGTCGTGAGAAGGCTATATTAGGCGGCGTATTATCCGACATTACCCCTACTGCTATAATTACACAACAACAGGGGTCTATAATTGCAAAAACAAATGGGAGCAGAATTGCTGATTATATTCTAAATGGAGTAAAGCAAACCAATTCAGTAGCACAAACTTCTGTTTTAGGGAATTCTGAAATACATATACTGCGAGCAAATGCGTCTGATGTGCAATCGCTTCCAACATTAAATACTATTTTGTCATTTGCATTTATAGGTGCTGGGATATCAGATACAGAAGCAACCAATATGCACAATTCTATTCAAACGTATCAAACAACTTTAGGTCGTGCCGTTATATAGTTGAATGATAATGTGTATATTAAAAGTAAATCAGAGTTTTACAAACTAAATAGAAAATATATTATGAAAGGACTATTACTAAAAAACGGAACTAGCGTAAAACGCTTTTTAGCCGTTGTATTTTCTGCTTTTTTAATCATTCTAGGAGTAGTTTTATTATTCCCGATTGAAATAAAAGGAAACAATTTTATTTTGTTACAACAAATTATTGGCGGGTCATTTTTTCTAATTGGCACATTACTAGCACTTTCTACAAGTGAGAAAAGCAAATTAATTGAACAAAAAGAAAATAATCAGTAAAATATTTTTATATTTAGAAAATTATATATAAATTTGTGAAACTAAAATTAAACAAAATGAAAAATAAACAAGGCGGGAGTGGTGCAAAACCACCTAAAAGATGATTAAAAAAATAGTATTGATAATAATCAAACTTTCAGTTAAATACATTCCAATAACCAAAAATATATGGTTATGTTTGTATTTTTCGGGAGTAATCTCTGATAAGGCATACCCATTTATAGGTCATAGCATTGAATATGATTTACTTTTGCTCTTGCTTTCAATACTATTTGGTTTCTGTTATTGGCACTACCTACTTATATTTTCACTTATGTTTTGTGTGTTTTTTGAATTTTTACAAAATAGTGGAATGCTGCTAGGAGTTAAATTCTTTAATGTATCGATTTTTATAATACTAAATTTAATTGGAGCTGCAATTCTTTATCACAAATATGGATGCTTTATCAAAAAAAAAACTATCTAAATTCTTTAAAGACATAGCAAAATCAATTGATAGAGGGATGTGCGATAATATGACGACCGACCAATTCCAAAGCATGATTGAATTGATAAAAACACTAGAAACGATTAACTTACAAAAAGAAAAAAAACCAATATGGAAAATATTTGGATAATTATAGGTGTTGCAGTTTTTGGCTCTATGGGTGCTGTTGGCGGTGTTTTAAGCATTATAACATATTTCTCCCCAACGGCAGTAAGCATAAGACAAAGTGATGCTAAAATTAAAGAGATACAGTCAATAAAAGATACTATAGGGATACTGATTGACGCAAAGGAGAGCGCAGAAAAAAGAGAAGCTACAATTCGGCTTGAGCTAAATGTTTTAAAGATAGAGGTTAATACTTTAACGGATAAGGTTCAAACCCTTACTCACGAAAAAACACTTAATCAAAGCATCATTGAGAAGTACAAAGTTGTTGTCGAATTTGCTAAGAAGTGCGTAAATAATAAAAACGGTAATTGCTCCGTTGTAATTAAGGCTAAAGAATTAGGATTAGACTAAAATTAGAAGTTATGACACGGCAAGAAACAATTTCAGAACTAAAAAAATACTTCGATATTAGGGAGTTAGTATGTAAGCATACATTTGACACATTCAAAGATAATTCATGGCAATTTTTCGACCGTGATTTTCTAGAAATGCTTTTGATATTAAGGCGTGATATTATTAAATCAGAAATGAAAATAAACAATTGGCATTCAGGTGGTACTTTTACCCAAAGGGGTATTAGGTGTAATATCTGCCAATTAGTTAGAGATAAAACATTGCGGCTTAAAATATATATGAGTTCACATCCAAATGGAGCTGGTATTGATTTTAATGCAAAAGGACAAACGGCACAACAAAGCAGAGAGTTAATCAAAAAAAATGCAAATCTACTACCATGTAATGTCCGTTGTGAATCAGATGTAGATTGGTGTCATATTGATATTTACGATAACGGATTAAAATACTCAGAATTTAAAGGGTAAGCAATGAAAACTACAAAACGCATTTTAATCGCTTTTACAGCACTTTTATTGTTAAGTGGTTGCAGGGTTAAGCAGAACACCATATCGTCAAATACAAGTCAAAGAAACGATAGTACAGTTACTATCATAGTAAAAGACACAGTAGTGAAATGGAAAACGCAATTACAACTAATAAAAACAAACCAAAAATCTAAATTATCGACAGATTTTTCATTTAGTGACGCGTGGATTGATTCAGTCGGTTTATTAAATCACTCTATTCAAAACTACCCATTAGTTCCATCTAAGATTATAGATAAAAAGGTTCTTATAAATAGATACATTAAAATAGAACTTACAAAAACATTGACAATAACTAAAAAAGAGGTAGCAATTAAAACTATTTATAAAAATAATGCTTTTGGTTGGGTTGATTGGATAATTGGAGGACTGCTTTTTATCTATATATTATACAGTGTAAAAATAAATTTATTCTATAAAAAAGCCTACTGATTAAGTTCAGTAGGCTTTTTAGTTTTAGAATTGATCAACGTATTTTACTAGCTTTGGTCTTTTATATTTCTCCATTAGCTTTATAAGTCCTTGCTCTCCTTGCTCACAGATAATCTTGCTCCTATCTATTGGCTTACTCCCCAAAAAAAAATAGGCTTCATAGGCTTTAATGCTTAATCTTATTGATATAGGTAATGACTTATTAATCATATCGTTATGGGTTTTTGTAATACATTTTGTTCGTATAGCCAATCGTTAGCGGTAAGTGCAAAAAAAATCAGACTTTTCGCTCTATCAAACACTCCTCGACAACATTTGACACTGCTAATGACATTTTAGATTTGAAAATAGCGTCTTGTTTTAGTTCGTTTGAAACCTTATCGAAAAGAGAATCATTTCCAGAAATGATATTTTTTGCAACCTTATGAGAAAATGCGTTTATTATTGAATTTTTAAAATCCTCTGTTTTTATAACAGAGTTGAAGCAATCAGAAATTAAACCTTTTAAGAAATTTGAATTTTCTGAAATAACAGCTTCGGTTAGTTTCTTTAAAGGTGAATTGTATTCAGTTAATACTTTTTGAATACTATCATTCATTGCTAATTGAGCCGTTCGCAAGATGTCCTGTTCTAATGTAATCGGAATGTGTTTTTTTTCTGTTTTTTGATTAATTGTTTCTACTTGCAATCTTACGTCTTCACGGAATTTTGCGTTTTCTTTTCCTAAATTTCTGACTAATTCAAATAATTCGTCAATTGTTTGTTGTTCTTTTGTTGTCATAATCGTAATTTTTATTTATATATTAATAATAAAATCTAATTTAAGAAAGAAGCACCTAACCGCTAACACATTGTATAAGTAGTGGCTATATTTGCTCGTTTAGCAGCATTTGCACCCGAAGTACCGTTTATGCTTTCACGAAAGGAAAGCTCACCGCATATCGCCAATACTCATACAAATGTGCCGTTATGGGCAGCCGTAAAAAAGACTATTCAGTCCTTTTAATAATATCACGAATTTCAACCATTTTTTCAAATGATAATGTTTTATAATCGAAATTTACGACAAAATATATAAGATTTTGTTTTCTAAGTTCCGACAAATCGTTTTCGTCAGCGACAAATAACCATGCTGATGAATACTGGCTACGTGGAATACTTGTTACTGTTTTATTTGTTTGTCCAAGCTCTCTTTTATATTTTGAATCACCGATAAAAGCAGTTGTGTTAGTAACCCTATCTACTTTTCCAACAAATGAAATACTACCGAAATGACGTTTTAAAATGGTATCGCCAACCTCTAATAATTTTGACATATAATTTTATTTAATTGTTTGTAACTCAAAAAATAAAAAACGGTATGCCCATAACACACGTCTATGTTCATTGGCTGGTTGAAGTGCGATTAGCGGTATTAGTTCCCGATTTAGCCTTTGTGTAGTTCGAAAGATTATCTCCCGCCAACCGCCAAACACCATAGCCTCGGTCGTTATGCCCTACGCTAAAAAAGAAAGACAAAGCGTGCCTATAGGAGTATCATTTGACTTTTCGGCAAACGACAAATCGCAATTTATAGGAAAATTTAATTTATAACTTGTCAACATTGTATTAAAATTTAAACGAAGATGATTCTTAGTTAAAAACATTTTTGTTCCATACTTTTTTTCAGTTGGAATAAGATATAATTTTTTAACTTGTTTTTCTGACTTATCAACTGCAAGTAAATACCTATTCCCAGCAGTTAAAGAGAATTGTTCTGCTAAAAGTGGGCTAAAATTAATTGCGCCAGATTTACCAATTCGACAATTTTGACCACTTCTTGTTAGTGTCACAGCTTTTGTGTTTAAAATTTCTAATTTCATAATGTTTTATTTTAATTGTTTATAATGTCGCAAATATAGTAATATAATGTCGCATAAAATAATATTAATATCGCTATTAACAAACTTTATCTAAATATAAGAAAGAAAGCGCAGGCATAACACTACTGTATTGGCATTAGGCTGTATTTCAGCGTTTATTAGGTTTTATAAACCGTATCAGCGTATCAGCTTCACGAAAGATTATCTCTCGCTAATCGCCTAAGCCTATACAGCCGTTCATTAGGTTTCATTATAAAAAAACGATGCCGTGTTTAAAAATGAATTTTGCAAAAAAGTATTCGATTACTGCCCCTCTACTCTCTTTCCAGTTTGACAAGAAAGCAGTGTGAGTACATTTTCTTTGCGCTCTAATATCATTTATCATATAAAATAACCATTTTTTTATGCCAAGAAAAGGCTTAATGGTCAAAGGATTTACAAAAAAATCAGCTTGATGATAGAATTGAACTTCTTCGCAACCAATTTGAAATTTTCTATTTACGATTTTGAAATCTAATCCTGAAATTTTACCGCTAACATAAAAGCGTTTAATGTCTTTTTGAAATGTAATTGAGTTATTCATATTTTTACGTTTAAGAAATTTAAGAAAGAAATAACGACCACATAACACTACTGTATAGTCAGTAGCACAGCGAAGTGCGTTTAGAAAGTTCGTAGCCCGCAATACCATTTCCTTGATGTCGGGAAGATGGTCGCCCGCTATTGTGCTATTGCCTATACAGCCGTTCGTTATGCGCAAGCCTAAAAAGAAAAAGAAGCGTAGTCGAGTTTGACACCCTTTAGAATTTCGCAAATATATTTTGCCATATTCCATTTCCGTCTTATTTTACTCCATTCTTTTAGCTTTTTATTAAATTCGGGTTTTGACAAATGAGAATTAAATTTAGTATAATCCAAAGCATTTAACCAATGTGGATTAATTTCTAAATTAATTTCTTTTGCTTTTTCAATCATGAATAGTTTATATTGTTCCTCTGCATTTTTACAAGGAACTTGATAAACTCCAACTATACTACTTGTTTCACACAGTTGGTCGTAATGTGTTCTAATGTATATCATTTTTTAATCGAATAACCATATTCTAAAAGTCGCTCGCAAAAATATTTTAATCGTCTAAATTCTGATTTTATGAAATCATTAGTTTTTACTTCGGCACTTTTTATTTCTAAGTATGCCTGAAAAATTTCAAATTCAGAATCAGAACAATGTTCACAAATAGTTATCCAACCATTTGTTTTTTCCTTATGTGTTCCATTATCCAAGTGAAATAACTGCTGTTTTTCACTAAATTCAAGTCTGTAAGTTGTTTCCATTTTTATGTTTTTAAAGTGAGTTTTTAAAGAATAAGAAAGGCAAGCGCATAACACGCACCTAAAACGCAATTTGGCGGAATACGCCAAACAATGCGTTTAGCTGTGTCGTTATAGGCAAGCAAAAGAAAGAGCCAACTGCGTGCGATTACGAGTTGGCTCTGAAATTTTGGGAGTATGTAGTAAAACGACTATTCGATAATTTTCAAATTTAGAAAGTCGAAAATTCGTTGAAGTTGTTCATAAGGTAGTGGACGTTTTCCATTTCTGAACGATGCATAAGTTGTGATATTAATCTCACACTCTTTGCAGAGTGTGAGATTTGAAATGTTTTGTTTATCCTGATAGTGGATAATTGATTCTCTAATTGTCATGCTTTCTTTACTGTTATTTTCACACAATCATTAATCATGCAGTTACCAAAAATTTTGTCCCTTGTTTTTCTCGCTTCTTGAATGCTGTAAGCGGTTATTTCGTCCGCTTTTAGTTCGTTGTTTTTTCTGTCAAGATATGAAAGTCTGTAAGTTTTTTCAATTGTTTTCATGATGCTTATTTTTTATTAGTTATGAAATAATTTAGAAATTTCTCTTGCTGAAAATTGGTTGTTCATTCCGAAATTGTGTTGAACTAAATACAAGCGGATAGTTTGTATTTGCTCATTTGCAATAGCCCATGTTTTAATTCCTTCCATTCTGTCCAAATTGCTTTTGTATTTAGGATAGTCGGTTGTACAACCATTCATAACGTTAGCACCTAAAGTAATTGTTTCGTTAATCAATCTGATTGCTGCGGTTGTAATTTCTTGACTTGTCATGGCTTTGTATTTTTTATTTGATTATTATGATACAAAGATACAGTGATATTTGCATATACGCAAACATTTAGTGTTAAAGTTTGCAAATATGCGAATAATATTTTATTTTACTCCCAAAATTTCAAAGATCGCTCGAAAAAAGAATTGCCAGCCTATAACATTGCCTATGGTTATAGGCTGGTTTTGCTCATTCAGTAAGTTTTTATTCCCGCTTGCACGTTTGCTCGGTTCGACAGTTTCCCGCCCGCAGACCGCCAAAATCCCATAGCCTCGGTCGTTATGGCTAATGCTGAAAAAAAGAAGACCCTGTAGCTTTATTCAAAACTCGACAAATAAATTCTTGTTGTGATTCAAATAAGTCTGACCAAACTTCTTTATCGTCATATAAGTCACGAAGCGCATTAAACATATCAGGTGCAGCCGAAATAAGTTTTTCGTTTGCTCGTCTCTCTTCTAAGGGTGCGTCTGTAAAATTACTCCCGAAAGATTTTACATGACAAACTCGTATTTGTATTAATTTTTCTGATTGTACGTCTGAATATATCTTACTTTCTAACATTGAATCAGACTCTTCGATTGTCCAATTTCCTTTTGTAAATTCTGTTTCTAACATAATTGTAAATTTATTTGATTAATAATTCGATTTGAAAAGAAAAGAAAGCACTAAGCCATAACACACCAGTATGTTTATTGCCACGCATTAGCGCATTTAGTAAGTTTTTGTTCCCGCAGTAAGTTTATCTGTTATCGACAGCGACATCGCCCGCAAATGTGGCAAATACACATACTGTCGCCACGTTATGTGGCATTAAAAAAAAGAACGCCACTGTGTCGGTCTAAACCATAATAGTTGACCATTTGCATACTTCCATGTTTCATTTTCATAAAAAGCTACGGCAACACAAGCGTGTAAATAATTACCAGAATCGACTATTACCAATTCGGATGTTTTTGGAAGCTTTTCAGCTACTGGAATCCAACGAAGTTTTTCTTCGTATTCTTTTTGACATTGCTCGTAACCGTTTTGAAATGCACTTCTTTTAACAAATTGAATTTCATTTCCATTATATTCGTCAGTTTTTGAAATACTATTCTGAATATCATATAATGGATATTCTTTATTTATTTTTTCTTGTAAGTTTGACATTTTTGTAAGTTTTTAAAGATTAATATAAGAAAGAAATAACGCCCACATAACACTGGTCTATCAGTAGTAGCCTACATTGTCGGTATTCGAGTAGTATCTCCCACTTTTACGACATCGCATTTATTAAATCGACATCGCCCGCAGTCGGCTACTACTCATAGCCCCGATACGTTAGGGGCAGCCATTAAAAAAACTCAACATTTGCTGAAATTGAATTTATTATTGACATTGCCAACTTATTCGACTTTATTTTATTTATTAAATCAGAAGCATTTAATTGTTCTTTGATGAAAAATACAGAAATGCTTCCGGATCTCTTATCTGTACATGAACCTTCAATTCGACAAATTGAATATCCGTTTATTCCATGTAATGTTGTTGATCCTATTCTTTTTTCGACATTAAGTTTTTCTGGATTAAAACCAAGCTGAATAATATCAAGCCAATCGTGTTTAAATTCTGAATATGTAATATCCCAAAAGTAATGTCCACATTCTTTGAAATTTGTTCCGTAATAGTGCATAATATGATTTTTATATGTTTAACTCGAAAAGAAAGATATGGTATGCCCCTAACAAGCGCCTATGAAATAAAGCTGAACTATAAGCATTTAGAAGTATTTCATCCCGCAGAAACCGTATTTAGGTTCTAAAGGTTTGCTCCCGCCATACCGCTTCATTTCATAGCCTTGTTCGTTAGCTTCAATGCTAAGAAAAAGACCACGGTTTCTATACATCGAATAAATGTAACAGTTTTTCCGCTTGTCCAACATAGCTAAAGTTAATCATATCAGACTGTTTTATATTATGCTCATATCCTTTTTCTCTGCATAGCATTGTTATCTCGTTTTCAGGCTCGTTGACTCCGAAAGTATTTGAAAAATCAATTCTATAAAAATATCTCTCATTTTCCGTTTCGTCAGGCAACCACCCAAAAATCATTGAATCTTGATGTAATTCAATTCCGTTTTTATCCTGTATGTTCAATTTTTTTAATGTATATCCATCTATTTCATTTTTCATAAATACAGCTCCAGCCGTAAATGAGATAGGACACGCCCAAGATGACCTTTCTGAAAATTCTTTTGCTGCTTGTTCGATAGTTTTTGACATAATTTTTATTTATTTGAAAATTATAATATAAGAAATAAAGCGCAGGCATAACACTCGGTAAAGCGCAATGTGGCGGAATACGCCACCTGCCAGTAGCTTTGTCGTTAGTAGCCATTTAAGAAAAAGCGATGACGTTGCAGTCTTTATACCGACTAACCAAAATCCATTCTACGCCTTTAGGCATTTTTTTTAATTTTCGCCTGAACGCTTTTAGTGTTCGACACCTTTGATGGCTTGACATATGATATTTTCCGTGGTTAGTTTCATTGCATTGCCATTTTTTTAAATCGACATTATACCACCAGCCTGTGTCGAAAGTTGTTATTCCAGTAAACATGTGGTTGATTCTACAACCCCTTTTTGCTTCATATTTCATAAAAAGAAAAAATAAACGGCTACTAACACACGTGTATGGTAAATGCCACACTTCATTGCTTTTCGAGGGTTAGTAGCCCGCATTAATATTATGTTTAAATCTAAAGTTTTGCGCCCGCATGAGCTTCATCTTAAGTGAATTGAAATTTAATGATTTTATTTTTAAATTAAACCCAAGTAAACCATTACTTTAATCAAATTTTCTCCTCTAAACTGATGCTTTTCTGATAGATTATCAGAAAGTGTCTGCTGTGGTATTCCAGTTTTTTTTGAAATTTTTGCAGCAGTTATATTTTCTGCAATCATTCGTTGTTTAATTTTTTCTATCATATATTTTATTTTAAATTTTGAGAATGTAAGCCAGTTCATTAGCTTACACCAATGACTCTATTTTATACGCATCTCACGTAACGCTGAGTTTATCTCGATTACTTAACACCTATGTTAAGCTGTTTTTTGTATCATCATATCAAATATCGCTTTCAATGGTACAAAGATATATTTTAAATCCGATATATCGGATATGCTTTAACGTTTTTTATATATTTATTTTCTTGAAGTCAAAGTTAAGCAATGAGCTACAGCCATTTAGGTACTTCATAAATAAATCAACTCGTGACTGGTCATCGTTACACCTGTCTACAAATTTCATTATAAAGTGCTTCATTTCATCCGCATCATCTCCAAATTGCATCTGAGTTTCAGGCGTGCATTCACGCACAGATCCTAAAAAACGCCTTAAGGTGAATAGCGTTGCTTTAAAATCACGCTTTGATTGCTGTTTAAACTCCTGCCCATCTGCTTTATATAATTTTTCAGCATCTAACATCAAGCTCTCTATAACATCGCACAACACAAATAGGGTGTTGTTGATTACTACTTTTTCTTCAATTTTCATTTTAGTTTAATTACTTTAGTGTTTAATCCGTTTCTTACATCAATTAAGCCATCGATGTATAGCTTGTTTAATTCGTCTCTGCCGAACTTATTTATCAAATCAATAGAACTATACCAAACACGGTTGTTTTCTATTAGGTGGCGGTGGAGTTGGGTCATACTATGTGTTTTTCAATTATCTCTTTAAACTGTTCTATTGACCTTGCAAGACAATATTCAAAACCTAGATTTTCAATATCTTTTTGAAATTGCTTTTGGTTGTCGGATTGCGTTCCTGTAGGCGTTTTCATTTCTATGTATATTGATTTATTTGGAAACATAACCACTAAATCACTAGCACCACTACGCATCCCAGTAGCCATTTTTCGAAGTGTTTCCTCTTTGCTTTCACTATCGTTTGGTATTGAATATATTACGCATTTTGGATTGTGATGGTTTAAGCAATAATTATTGTTAAACCATATAAAACAGTCTTGTTGTATTTTTGTCTCAGTTTTGTCTTTCATTTTTGAAATACTTTAAATCTATATTTATTTATGTGTTCAAATCCATGTGAGTAATTCATTAATCTACAAAAGTGGCGCGCCTCTTCAATGTCAGTTAGTGAGTGCAAAACAGCAAATCCGTTCATAAGTTTGTTTTTGCACATTAACGCTTTCGTTTCTAAATCTTGCGACCACTGTTCACGTTTAGTTAATAGGCTAAGCTCGGCTATTACTTCCTCTTGTAGCTTTTTAATAATAGAACCGCAATAAGGGCAAACTGTAGTTGATGGTGGAAGTATCGCTCCGCAGACCTTACACATTTTTATAAATCCAGCATCTTCTTTTTCATTTGTTTTTTGCTCTACTTTTTGCAAACTCCATGTACGATTGTTTTCCCAAAATCCTAAACGGTGAATGTTATTACCAAAATCTAGTATAGTAAATCGGTTCTTTGTTCCCGTTATTCTTGAACCTCTCCCAACCATTTGCAAAAACAAAGGAAGTGATGTTGTAGCTCGGTATAAAATAATCGTGCGTATATCAGGGCAGTCGTACCCAGCCGTTAAGATACCACAATTACAAAGGACTGCATTATCAGTATTTTCAAACCAATCGAGTGCGTCTATTCTTTTATTGGCTGGTGTGTTTGCATCAATATGTTTTGCATCAATTCCGTTTAAAATAAATTCTTGGCAAACCTCTATTGAGCTTTTTACATTTGAACTAAATAAAAGCGTTTTACTGTATGGAACTAATCGCTTCCAATTTTCTACAACACCTGCATACATTTTCTGTTCGGAATAGTATTTTGTTGTGTCATAGTCATCGCCTTTTTTTGTCATTTTATCCATTCGTATTTTCACACCAAAACTTTCGGCTTCTGACAAAAACCCTAACTTTATCAAATCAGGTGTGTCAACGTCCTGTACTAAGTCAGTATAAAAATCACTCAACGATGGTATATCTGCACCTTTCCTGTATGGTGTTGCTGTTGCTCCTATTACTATCGTATCATTGCTTATTAATTCAAAGGACTTTGTAAAGTTATTTATATGACACTCATCAATAATTATAAGCGTTTTTTGCTGCAAAAAAAGCTCTAACTTTTCAGACCTTCTATGGAAAGTTTCAATCATTGCTACATGAAGAGGCAATGTTAAATCAGGGTTGGATCCTGCGTTTATAAATTCTGGTGTTAATCCAAATTTTTCAAAACTTGAACCAGCTTGTTTTAGTAATTCTTTTCGGTGTGTAAACACCAACGCACGACCTCCTTTTTTTAGGTGTTCACTTATCATGTATGTGAACATTATTGTCTTTCCTGCTCCCGTTGGTGCACAAAGAACAACACGCTTATTACCTTTTTTTATTGATGTTCTAAGTGAGCTGATTAGTGTTTTTTGATATTCTCGAAGTTCAATCATTATTTAAAATGGGTCTTTTATATCATTTTCTTTAATTGTATTTTTTGAGAGATAAAAATAACGCACTCCATTCGTAGCACCATCACCATAAAAAAAGTCATTCGAGGTGGCATATAACTTAACCCACTTTTTAAAAGTTTTAATTGTTAGCTTTGACTTATAATCTGGGTATTCATTCAAGAATTTATTAAATATGTCATTATTGGGGTGTCTAATATCTAAATCTAAAAATCCCTCTTTTGTCCAATCATGGAAATCTTGACAAGTCTCACTTATATATTTTCGCTCCTCTAAATTTTTATGACTTTGTTTTTGTAGTCCGTTTTTCAAATAGTACTGAACACATTGTATCATAAAATTATCAAATCTACACCATTCATCATTTGACCAATCATCAAACATCATGTGCCCAAATAGATCTCTTGGAGAATAGTCTGAATTAAAATAGCTACTCAATTCTAATTCATGTTTTCTTGCATCAAAACTACCGCCTTGACCCTTTATAGTGTAGTTTGTTGTAATTACAATTTTAGGGGATTTTGTTACTGGCAACTTAATTGCTCCTTGACCTTTGTACTCAATTTCTAATCCCTCAGTAATAATACTAAATAAATCCTCAAAAGGAAAATTTCTTTTTACATCGTCAAATACTAATACTTGGCAATCTGCTTTTACCGTCTGGAATGCAAATTGACTATTTAAGTCTATTTTTTTACCATTTAGAGAAACGAGTTTTTTTAGTTGTTTTATCCCATTAAAGAAAACACCCTTCCCGCTCCTTCCATTTGGCTCATCTGAAATCATTTCATCGTTTAAAATAATAGCTTTATTATCGGCTTGCGTTTTATATGAATGAAGTAAATACCCAATTGCGCTTTTAAAGCAGTTGTAGCTATCTTTGTTCTGCCCTGCTATATACCAAACGAAAGAACGGAACTCGCCACCGTGATGGTCGTATTCAACAAAATCCCTATCAATTACGCTATCCTTCCAAACATACTTATCAACATCAATATAATCAATCGTTTTTTGATAGTCTATACCAATCTCTACAACACAATTTCTGTAGTACAAAAAGCAGGTTTCAAATGTATCTTTTTTTATTTCAATATCAACACCTTCAATCATGTTTAAAAACTCATTTGAAAAATACTTTGTATTTAAAGCCATATAATCAAATGGAGCTAGACCTATATTGTCGCGATTTTTCAGGTCGGCTAAAACATAGTCTTTTATCTTATCCCTATTTGTAAATTCAATCAAACTTTTTTCTTTTTTTACAAATATAAAAGTATCTGAACCACTCTCTGGGTAGAATTTCATAAAATTATTTGACTTTAAATATAAATCAAATTTATGAGGGATAAGTTTAATTTTTCCTTTGTCGTTAATATCCCAAAATACATCAACGTTTTCAATCGTTTTTACGTTTTCTAGTATTTCATCGAATGCATCTGAATCATTTACAATTGGGTTGTTACTTCGCTCCAATGTTTTTTTAATTTCTTCAATTGATTTTCCAGAGCTAACAGACTTTTGAAGCAATACTCTCGTTTCCTTGTCCTCAAAAACCTTTGTGTTAAATTCGTTTTGCAAACGTTTATAGGCTGATTTTACGCTAGTTTCAATTTCTTTTGAGCTAAATCCTTTTTCAGCATATTTTTGTAAATAGTTAATTGCTGTAAACTCATTTATACCGTAAGTATTTAATGCAGACGCAAAACGATATATTGAATCATTTCTGTTACCGCTTGTCATTGAATACTTTTTATCAAACCAAACTTGTAAATTATCAATTATTCGGCTTTCTGATTTTAAAGGAACTGTTACATCGTATCTGTTTGAACCTATATTTTGATAATCATCTTCTTCACAAATAGTCCACTCTTTTGCGTTTTCGTTTATGTAAATTTCAGGATCGTAACTCTCGAAGCATAAACGGCTTATATCTTTTGTTTTTGAATCCAAGTGTACATCTGGATATTTCATTGTTAAAGCACGATACATAGCTTCGTATTTTTCGGGATTGTTTGCAACCCTAAAAACTGCTTTTACTCCCTTACCGCTTGGAGAAATAAAACAACAAAATAAACATTCATCGGTACACAAATTATCTTTTATTTGTTGTGCATCTTCAATTCCTGCAAACTTATCAAAATCTAAACACGCAAATTGACTGAAATTTAATAGGCTTTGCGAATTTCTATAGCTGAAAGTACCACAAAAAGTACACGCAGGTAGTTGCTTTTTTATATTATCGTCCTGAGTAGCACGATACTTTTTTACTATTTCAGTTGCTACAGAACCATTCTTTATCCTATTCAAAAAATAGATAACATCCTTATTATAAGGATTTGCTGTGTCTTTTACGTTCCTAAAAATTGAAATTTGAGTGTTTAGCATAATAGTATATTTATTTGTAAAAAACGCAAAACGCAAAATTCTCTATATATATACTGAGAAAAAAAAATGAAAAATATTTTATTTTGAAAACGATCCAAATCAATCGTTTTTGCGTTTTTGCGTGCTAACAGTTTGGAAATTAATTTTTTATATAGCACGATAATAAAATAGTTTGCGTTTTATTTATTGTTTTGCGTTTTAAATAAAAAGACCCTATTAAATCCAGAAACGTGCAGGTTTCTTTCATTAACAGGGTCGGTTTTGAACTTTCGTTCTAATATCTTTTGTTCGCCCTGCACGTTGAACTGTTTGCAAATATACAAATTACTTTTCAATTACACAACTATTTGTATAAAGGATTAAAAGTACTTCCGTCATACCCGCAAATAATGCAGTCAACTAAATGGAATGGCTTCTTAGCTTCTGTTTTACATATTGGGCAAATCATACTCTTTTCCTTTCGTTTTTATCAAAAGCACGTTGAAGGCTTTCGTTGTAGTTAGTGTGGCTCATATCTAGTAATTGACAAAGTACGTAGCACACATCTCCTAGCTCGTCCAATTGCTCGAATGTAAAGATAGGCTCTGATTCGCAAGCGACAATCAATTCGTTACTTTCTTCTTTGAACTTTGCTAATACATCATCAAACGTATTGTTAAAAATTGATTTAGCTTGCCTTATTATCTTTGCTTCGGTAATATCTCTATTTATTTTCATGTTATTTTATTTATCGGGTGAGCCGAAACCCACCCGAAATTAGTTAATGTGCTGATAATCAGAAAGGCAAATCCGAACCTTCGCTTGCTGTTGGTTGTGTTTGTTGAATAGGCTCAGCTTTTGATGCACTGCCTACAACATCAATTTTAAACGCTCGTAGATTCGTAAACCACCTACCATTGTATTCACGGCTTTCAGGGTCATAGCTGACATCTACAGTATCATCAATTTTTGGTATCGGCACTTTGTCCCCGAATACGTTTAAACATACTTTCTTTGGATATTGACCATCTGTTTCAATAACGAAGTCTTGACTTTTCCACTCCCCATTTTTACCTTGACCGCTTGTTTGCGGAAGTACTGCAATAACTTTTCCTTTGATCATTTTATTTTTATTTAATTGTGAATACTACTTTAGTTGTGCTTGTTTTAATAGCTGGTAATAAAATCACTGATTCAGCCGTGCTTGGGTCTATAAACTCAGTTTCTTTTATAATTGTTTTTAGATAAGTTTCAAGCTGTTTTTTTCTCTCGGTAAGTTCGTTTATGCTTTCAATGACTTGTATATATTCAGGCAAGTTACATCCTAAATAATCGTACTTAGTTCCAGTTTCTTTTACTTGAATTTCAGATAACTCTCCTTTACCATATTTTTGAACTTCATTTAATAAGCAGTCTTGAATTTCAGGTTCTTTTTCAAAAAACTCAACAATACGTTTCATAATATTTACAGTGCGTGAAAGTTTTATAATATCAACTTCACCGCTTAATGCCAAATCTTTTACATTAGCATTGTAAATATCAATTTCGGCTTTATTTTGTGGTAAGCCAACACCAATTGCTAATTCTTTTCTCATTGTTTTGGGAATTTTACGCCAGCATCTTTTGTGGCACTAATAAAAAGTTCATTTTTTTGTAGTCCAACATATTTATTCCATACTGTTGAAATTTCAGAGTAAGATTTTACAGCTTTCATTTCTTTAACAGCTTCATCTACATTTAAGAAACTAGGTTTTTCTTGCTGTTTTTGTGTTTTCTCTTTTGATGCGTTGTTACCATCATCGTCATCTGCTCCAATAGAAAGTAAAGATTGAAGACCATAACGCCTTGCATAAGTAACACCACTTCCATAGGCTTGTGGGTCGTTTTGAGACTTGCAAAGTATCTTGGTGAATGATTCTATTGTTTCGCCACTTTCATGCAGTAAAACTGTTTTTACATACTCACAACCATCTATTGTAATCATAGGTTGAAGTATAAGTATTTTATTCTCGTTAAGATGAGGCATGATTGCTTCTCTAACAGAATTTAAGTCTGCGTACTTAGAATTGTAAAATGGGTTTTTAGAATCTTTTTTTGCGTTACCCATATCCATTTGTGCTTTTAATAAAGCTGCAATAATTTGTTTCATTTTTTTAATTGTTTTGTTGTGAATAAAAATAGTTGTCGTCAATACCATCGTAACCGTTATCTATGTCGGTTCTCATATCCATAAAAGCTCTTTTACTCGCTCCCATTTAGTATTTGTTTTAAAAATTTAGAACTAATGTCATTCTCCATACAAAGCACGTTGAAATTATCATCGGCTTCTTTTTTAGCATCCTCAATGCGTTTTCGGCATTCAGTTATAACTTTGTTCTCGGCTGCTTTTACATTGTCAAACTCTATTCTAATCTTATTAGCCTGTTTTGCCACTTTTTCAATCAGTGCGTTCTTTTCTTTTTGTGTCATAATTTTTTTTATTTAGCTTATATCTTAAAAATTAATAAAATCCTGATTATAGCCTATTGAACTACTAAGAATATCATTTTCTACAATAGGTGCTAGTAATGATTTTACAAGCCGTTGGCTTAACCTCTCAATCACCATAGCGATTATAATACGCCTATGCTCCATAAATTTAGGAGAATACTCAACCCATTCATTTATATGCTTCAACTGACATACATACAAGTCAATTGCACTAATTATCTCTTTCATGTGTCAAAATGTATTTTATTGCTTCATCCATTAAATTCTCATATTCTAAAAATAGGTTGGTAAAATCAAATTCACCACATTTTACTCTCTCAATTATACACTCGTCATCGATTGGCTGGTTAGTCATATCACCGCTCTCGCTTCTTGTGTATGTGTAGTTAATATCGAAATACACATCTTCTATAATTACTGAAATCTTACTCATATAATCAAAAATAAAAAAGTTGATAATAATAAAACAATTGACCCTAATACAACCAAGTTGCTAAATTTGCGCAATTTCCGCTTTACAAGCCTTACCACGGCATTATCACACGCATTGTCTAGCCGTACTATAGAATCATAAATAGATAGCCTTAAATCGCACCTGTTTACTTGGTATTCATCATTAAATGCTTTAAATTTAATTAGAAAAGTACCATCTAATAAATCACTTGTAACCATTGCATGGCTGAAATGACTCCAACACCATACTTTTTGCCCTTCTTTAAACTTTTTCATTTCGATTATTGTTTTTATAAATGTTATTAATTTCTTTATCAATTGAATCTTTTGTTTTGCTGGTTAAAAACCATACTGTTAGTGTTATAATAGCTACTAAAATAACAAATAGAAAGATTATAGACTCTATCATATCCGTAGGTATTTTTTCATCATTTCAACATTGCGGCTAGATGTATCCGTGTGTTCTTTCTCTAGGTAACAAGTAAGTGTGCTGTATGGGATTTGGCACTCTTTACTCAATTTGTAAGCTGATACTTTTTGATCCGCCATTGCTTTTTTAATTTTGTCTTTCATATTTGTTTCGTTTTAGTTGGCTGTTTGCATATCCCGATTAGTTGTTAATTAAATATAGTTTTATAATTAGATAAAAACTCATTCAACATTTCAGTATTAAGAATTTCAACAGATTCAAGCACAATTGCACCAAATCTATCAGTAGTATAATTAAATGTAGAAAATTCATCATGACCTCTCTTACCGTGATTAGAAACTCTGATAGTAACTATACTTAAATCATCTAGTCCAAAAACAGTGATATAAGTTGAACCAGTTTTTGCAATTTCCTTTTCAGTAGAAAAACCAAGAACTTCAATTGATTTTTCAATGCGTTTTGATGCGTTTTTAATACTAAAACCTTGATTTGCTACTGCTAATACTTTACCATTATAATTTTCTGCTATCGTTCTCATAATATCCTTGTTTTTAAATGATATGCAAAGATATAACGAAATTTCGATATACATACTATGTTTATAGTTAATATTTGTTAAATCAGAGAAAAAATATATATATTGAGTATTTATTTGTATTTTTGCACTATGGAAAAGAATACTACATTAAAAATAATCGTTGCAGGTATAATAATACTTGTAGTGTTTTTCTTTGTTCCTTTCTATTTATTTAATGGATAATATGGCATACTCAGATGTAGAGAAAATAAAGATAATAACCTATATTTGCAATAATGTAATTGAAAATAGGGTTTCTTTTAATCAGGCTGTTGAAGAGTCAGAAATATCTTTAGTGTCATTTTATCAATGGTTGTCAAATAATAAAGAATTACAAAATCTTTACAACTACGCACGCGAAATACGGTCAGATGTGTTATTTGAAGAAATTATAGAAATATCAGACAATACAGAGGAAGGTGAAGAGATAGAAGAAGATGGACAAGGCAATATAATTAAAATAAAGCGTGGAGATATGCTTCGACAAAGACAATTAAAAATCGACGCACGTAAATGGGTAGTTGCTAAAATGCAGCCAAAAAAATACGGTGAAAAGTTAGAGCTAGATGTTAGAAATACAACCCCACCAGAGCCTTTAAAACCAGAATTAATTGATAAAATTGTAAATGGACTTTGATAATTTACAACATAAGGAAATAATAAGAATAGCAGCACGACAGCACTTTTGGGCGTTTTGTTGCTATTTTGATTTTGAGTTCTTTTATAAGAAGCGTAGGTTTTTAAAAGAGGTTGCTATTGCTATGCAAAATGTTGTCGACCAATACGAACAAGGTAATGACATTAAAATATCCGTATCAATGCCTCCCCGTGCGGGAAAGTCTTATATTACTTCGTTATTTGCCGCTTATTGGCTTTGTCGTTTCCCTACATTGTCAGTAATGCGAAACACTTGTACAGCCACGTTATATGATAAATTTAGCTATGATACAAGGGCGTTATTCAGAGATACAAAACTAAAGGAAGTATTTCCAGAAATAAGTTTGCAACCAGATAAACAAAATGTAGGTGGTTGGAACTTATCAACTGCAAAACAAGTATCTTATTTTGGGGCGGGTGTTGGTGGTTCTATTATCGGTTTTGGTGCCAATTTGGCAATCACTGATGATTTATACAAGTCAATGACAGATGCGATGAGTAGTCAAGTACAACAGTCAACAAAGAGTTGGAAGCAATCAGCACACGACAGCCGAAAAGAAAAGAACTGCCCTGAGATTTATATTGGGACACGTTGGACTAAAAATGATATTATTGGCGAAGCAATAGAAAGCGGTGACTTAAATTCAATCACTATCATCCCCGCATTAAATGAAAATAATCAATCATTTTGCGAGGATGTAAAAAGCACAGCCGAATACTTAAAAATAAAGTCAGACATTGAACCATCTATTTGGAACGCTGAATACATGCAGACTCCCGTTGAAGCGGAAGGCTTACTACTACCTTTAAGCTCATTACGTTTTGACGATTTAACCAATATCAATCAAACACATTACACATATCGTTTTTCAGTTGGAGACCCAGCCGACAAAGGAGGCGATAAATACGCTATGCCATTTATGTTCGTTGATTTTAGCAATAAGAAACTAACTTGCTATGTAAAGGACTGTATTTGTAATGAAGCTGGTATATTAGCCAATACTGGTTTAATAGTAAATAAGCTACACCAATACATGATAGACGAATGTATTGTTGAAGCCAATGGAGTAGGCTTAGCTGCCGTATTAGGGCTTAAAGAGAAAATACAAGGACTTACTAAGTTATTGCCTTTCACGTCAACAGAGCCAAAAGAAGTTCGTATATTAAGCAACTACGAGTTTATACAGAAACACTTTGTATTTGATAGCAACTACAAAAATAATACACAGTACTATCAGTTCATTAAAGACTTAACAAGCTACTACATAAAGGGCGATAATAAACACAAAATGGATGCAATCGATGTGCTTTGTTCGGCTGCTAAGGTGCTAAAGGTGAAGTTCGGAAGTGTTATTTATTAATTGCAACGAATGTAGTTACACTGCTAGTCATAATATCAGACACTTTTTTAGTATATGTTTTTTCTTTACATACATCAATTGCTTTTTTCTCTGTAATCTGTAACATTTTAAATTTATTCTCAGTTCTTGTAGTCATACCTACTGGATTTGAATTAGTAATCCCCTTAGTAACTGATATTGATTGAGTAAATAGATAGTCATTCAAAACAACAGGAACATCTAGTTCCGAAGAACATGAAGCTAGAATAATAGCGAGAAATAAAATAGTCTTTTTCATAATGTTATTTTTTAAATATGTTTTATTCGTTTAACTTTCTTCTCTCTACTTGATAGGTGGTAATCATTGCAAAAGGTACATCGATAGACATTATAGTATTCACCGTATTTTAATCCATTAGCCTTATTAAAGATAACAGCATCTTTGCACGTCTTAAATTGGTGCTTACCTTGCGGACAAATCATACTATTTCAATTTAGCTAATTTACAAAATGTTGACATTGATAGGTTATTTTCACAGCAATATTGCGCTGCTGATTGAAGTGAAATCAGTTTAGTTAGCAAGAAATCTACCACAAAAGGGTAATAGTGTAATTTAATGCCATTATCATCAACTATCTCTATTAACAAAGGTTTTATGCTTCCACCTATTCGTATATGATTCTCAGGAACTAATCCGCTTTTTACCATGCGTTCAACAGTTCTAACCGATTTTGTAGGGTGATAAACCTCTTTGTACTTTGTTAATGGCAGTATCATATTTTTATATTTATGTCGTATAACCGACAAAGATATAAATTATTATTGAATTACAATATATTTTTGCAAAAAAGAATTGAATTTATGGGAGCACTCGACTTTTTAAGGAAAAAACAAGCAACAGCACCGCAACAAACAGCGTCATTCACGCAGCTTTCGGATGGTTCGTTTTTTACTTACTTAAATGTGTCGGAGCAGATATTGCCGTTAAAACTTTCAAACGATAATGGATATTTAATTGCAAGCCAATTAGCGGAGGTTTTTTTTCCGATTGACTGTATTGCTGAAAAGGTAGCTAAATTATTTGAGACGGTTCATTTAGAGAACAGTGCAGGCAAAGAAATACGCATGAATAGCAATATGCAGCGTTTATTCTCGAAGCCGAATATATATGATGGTTCATTCACTGATTTGATTTACAACTTTGTCTTTTCTGAGTTGTCGGACGGTAATGGATATTTGTATTTTAAATGTCCACAGGACACCGAAAAAATTACTAAAGACAATGTTCAATCAATACTATTATTGCAGCCTGACAAGGTTCAAATTCAGTTAAAAACAACTGAAATGGATATGTTGAAAGCTGCAACAATTGAAGATTATATTCAGTATTACGATTATTCTTTGACAGTCGATAAGATAAGCCCTAAATTTATAATTCATTCAAAGAGTTATTTAAAAGATAGGAGCACATCGGATTACAGGGGTTTAAGTCCTTTGTTTGCTGCAAAAAACAATGTCGATAATCTTTTAGCAGTATATCAGGCGAGGTATAACGTTTATGTAAATAATGGCACTGCTTACATTTTATTTCCACAGCAAAAAAATCAGAATGATTTAGCGGCTGCACTTAATCCTGCAAAGCGGGACGATATTATCAAAGATATTAATAATCGTTTTGGTTTGACTGGTGACAGACAAATAAAAGCTGTATCAGATACGCCATTAGCAGGACTTAATACATTGGTAAGCATAAAGGATTTAATGCCACTCGAAGAAAGTGTTGCTAACTTTTTAGCTATTGCGGGCATATTCGGAGTTGATAAGGATTTACTACCTTTGAAAGAGGGTACTACATTCACAAATAAGGAAGTTGCTGAGGCTAAAATTTGGAGCGATATTGCTGTTAGTTATGCAAATGATATTTGTAAGGACTTAACTAATATGTTTGGACTTACAAATGAAAAGATAGCTGTTAAAACGTCTGATATTGGATTTTTACAAGCCAACAGAAAATTAGAACTTGAATCTGATAAAATACTTATTGAAAATCTAACTGCTTTAAAAAATGCAGGAATTAATACAACAATGCAATTAAACAAATTATATGAAAAATACGGAAACTAAATTAGGATTTGAAACCTTTCGTAGCGATGCAGCATTTACTGTTAATCGTGAAGATAAAAGTTTTACGGCTGTTATTGCAACCGAAAACCCTATCAAATTGCAGGGTTACAAATATGCTGATATGTATGAGGAGTTTACCGAGGTATTGAGATGTTCACCTGATGCAGTAATGACTGACCGCTTAGATAGTGGTTTGCCTTTATTTGAATCACATTGGGAGCGTGAAGCCGAAGACTTGAGAGGTATTTCAATATCATATGAAATTGGTAACGGCCAAATTGTAGCTACATTCAAGTTAGGTGCAAGAGCTGACGAAGCATTATTATTGGATATTGAAAATGGTGTGTTGAAATCAGTATCAATAGGCTGCAATATCTTTAATGTAATGCGTTTGGATGTGGATGGTAATGTTTCTTACACTGCTTTAAAATGGCAGCCTAAACACGTAGCATTTGCACCAGAGCCAGCCGATGTGGCTTGTACACTTCGAAGCGATGCAAAAGTTGAAGGCGATACTATCAAACCAATTATTGAAAAGGATTTATTAAAAAACATATTTACAAAACACAATTAAAACTCACAAAATGAAAAAGGAAGTATTTATTGAAAGTTTGCGTTCCAACTTTAAAGCCAAAGGATACACAGACGAACAGCTTCAAGGAGCTGAGCAACTTGCAGGCGGTTTATTCGATGCAATGCAAAAAGAAAACGAAACTTTGCGTGCCGCTTTAGAAAGCAAAGCATCTGAAATCGTTGGTGAAAAACTTGGTGATTTGGGTAACGGGAAAACCGTAGCTGAAACAATCGTATCTTTGCAATCTACTATTGAAGGGATGCGTGCAGGCAGCAAAAAGCCTGAAGGTTTTTGGGATTCTTTCCGTGCCGAATTTGAAGCCAACAAAGAAAAAATCTTAGCAACTCAAAACAGCGGTTCTGTAAAACTTACAGTGCGCTCGGCAGCACCTATCACAATGGCAAATATCGTAGCTCCTAAATCTTTAGGCTATCGTGACAATGTTGTTGATGCTGCTCCTGTATTGCCTGAATTTTTGCCTTCGAGCCTTATCAATGAAATGAATGGTGGGAAAGGTTCAAATCCTTACGTATGGATGGAACGCTCGAAAAAAGAAGGCTCACCAGCTTATGTTGCTGAAGGTGATGCAAAACCTTTTATTGATTACAATTGGACTGAAGCCGAAGTTACAGCAAAATGTATCGCCGCAATTGTGCCTATCTCTAAAATCGCTACTTGGAACTATCCAACGCTGGAACAAGAAGTTCGCAAGGAATTGATGGATGAGTTGATTAATAAATACAACGATGCCATTATAAATGGTGCAGGTACAACCGAAATCAACGGTTTGAAATCAATATATGCCGTTGAATTTGCAACAGCAGGTATCGCGATTCCAGAACCTACTTTGTGGGACGTTCTTTTGAAAGCATGGTTACAATCTCGTAAGGCAGTAAGAGGTCAACGCCCGACTGCTATTTTGATGTCAATCGAAAAAGTAAACGAATTGGATTTGCAAAAAGACAAAAACGGTAATTACATTTTGCCGACTTGGTTGACAACTGCCAACAAATCGTTGAAAAACATTCCAATTATCGAAACTGAATATTTGACCGAAAACGAAGTATTGATTGGTGACTTCACAAAAGCAACTTTCAACTTTGTTCAAAACATTGAGTTTGAAATCGGTTGGATAAATGATGACTTCCAAAAGAACCGTTATGCGATTCGTGGCGAATTTTACGGAATGCAATTTGTGAAAGCTCACAAAAACAACTTCGTTAAAATTAGCGATATCGAAACTGCAAAAGATGCAATCACTAAGCCAGTTGCTTAAATTAATCGGTGAGCGTTGAAATATACGCTCACTATTTTACAAACAAATAAAAACAAATAAAATGAAACAGTTTATTTTAATGGTTATGTTATCCGTTGGAATCGTGACCGCAACAGCCCAAAAGGCATATACTTTGAACATGGGGAATTTATGGGTATCTGAATACACTGGTATTGCATCTGATACACTAGGAACAGTAGTTGCAACAACTTTTAGTTATACCTACGAATTAAATAAACCAGAAGGCGTGTTTTTCAATGGTAGAGTTAAAGTTTCGGATAAAACTACAGGTGCAAATGGTGTGTGTACTATTGTCATACAAGGGAAGCATTTTAGTACTGATACTTATTCAACATTAAAAACAGTTAGTTGGACAGGCGTAGGAAGTACTGACACTGTCGCACCTTTAACAGAAATTACTACTAAACAATATTATAGATACTATAAAATTTTAGTTACCAATACAGGCGGTAAATCAAAAGTCGATTATGTAAAACTATCCTTTAAGTCTAATTAAAGATGAAAAAGGTTTTGTTTATAAAAGACCATTGCAATTACAAAAGTGGCGATACGATAGAATTTATTGTTGATAATCATGCTGATAGTTTAATTGCAAAAGGCGTGGCGACTGACAATTTACAGATAGCGGAAAAGCCTAAAAAACCGCAAAAAAAATAAATTAAGGGCGGTCTTATGGCTGCCCTTTTTTAATACTACAAACATGGATAATTTAATAAACAACCGCTACTTCACTGGATTACTTGAATTACCTGATACGCAGGTAAACGCTGCATTAGATACACCTTCGGGCGATGCTGTTACCTATCAAAATGATAAGTTAATGGTAAGCATATCAAAATACCAAAAGAAACTACTTGTAAAGCTATTCGGTTCGGAAGTAGTACCTTCGGAAGTTGCTGATTTATTGGTTGACGAAACAACACTAACAAGTCCAATAGCTAATTATGTATTCTGCAACGTCATTAAAGACTATCAGAGTGCTTCGACAATGCAAGGTGAACAAATACAGTCAGCACAAGATACTATCCGTATATCGTACAAAAATAAGCAGGATGAGGCGTGGAATGAAATGGTTGAAATGCTGGGTGAAATACGTGAAACATTATCGGCTGCAGGACTTGACGAAACATATCCGACAGACTACAATATCGATATTTACAGATTAAGTTATTTTATATGATAATCACACACAAAACAAAGCTAAAGGAAATCGGAAATATACTACCTATTTCGACTATTGCGGGTGTTGACTTACTGCAAGAATGCTCACAGTTCGATATGCCAAAAGAAATTCAAGGCATTAAACCAATGAAGCATTCTGCAATAACAATACTTGAGCAGTCTTGGATTTGGGACACAAAAGATACAACCGAATTGCTATTAGCATATGTAGAGATTTTCTTTGGAATAAAAGACAATCAAGAAAAATGGCTTTTAAAATGTCCGTTAATAGATTTTTACCGTTTCGCTTGGGAAGTAAAAGAGCAGTCATTGCGCTATGCCGAAGCTTTTAATGAAATAAAAGTAGAGTTAACAGAGGATGAAAAGAAAGCAGGATTTGGAGACAAAGACGAAAACGGGTTGACAAACATGGTTCTAGCAATGTCAAATAAAAAAGGCATATCAATGAGTGAAGCATGGAACTATCCATTAGTTGAATATATCTATACGTTCCAACACGATGCCAAAGAGAGCAATAAACAAAGGAAATACAACAAAATAATAAGCGAAAAGAAATGACAGCATTCGACCAAATATTCAGTGATTGCGCAAAAGCAGTAGGTTTGGCATGGTTTATTGTTGAAAACAACCCTGATAGGAATATAAAAGCCGCAACACAATATCAATTCCCTTGTATTTGGCGCAATTTCAACGAGCCAACACAGCCACTATTTGACAATCAACAACGATTTGAAAAGGAAATGAGCCTTTATTTTGTACACGTTGGATTTGATAAATTGCCAAAAGAAAAAGTTAATGAGTATTTGCATGATTTTATGTTGAAATACATTGATTTTAAAGACTTAATGCAGCGTAAAGGTATAGAACTATCATTTACAAGTAAACCGTTCCCAAATTGGATGCAAACTAACTATAACGATTACGGAATAGTATTTAATCTAACAGCCCGTTATTCATTATGTCTGACAACATAAATAAAATAAATCTTGAAGTCAACAAAACACTTGAAAAGGAATTAAAAGCCTTTAAAGTAAAAGTTCAAGGTAAAATACGAAAAGCATATCCGAATAATGATTATATTAGGTCGAATGCTGATTCAATGCGTGAGGAAGTAAACAATTACACAGGTATTGTTTGGGGAGCGCAATTTTTTGAAAATGTAGAAAAAGGAATACCACCCTTATTTGGTAGATTTGCTTGTAAAAATAGAGGCGTTAAAGAAAAAATACTTGAATGGACTTATAAAGCTGGATTATCATTTGAAAGTGAAAGTAAAAGAAAGTCATTCGCTTGGGCTTTACGTCAAAAAATAGGATGGTACGGGACAGAATTATACAGAAAAGGCGGACGAAAAGACATCTATTCAAACGAATTTCAGCCGCTTTACGATAGCTTAGATAAAGAAATAGGACGAATATTTACAGAATACAAACTATTATGAGCAGAACAATAACGCATTCAGGGGCAACAGCACCTTTTAATTATACAATACTAACCTCAGACGCTTATTCATTCGTATTTGAGCCTAATACGCTTAAAATAACATTGGGTAGCGGATATTCTACAACTCAAGAAGTAAGTATTGCAGCAAATGGCATTACATTAAAAAGAAACTGTATATCTCGCGTATGTACGTTTGATTTATCAGTTATTTTTGAAAGCTACTTTGCAAATAAAGACTTTACGCTAAATTACTCTGCAAATGCAGATGATCCGTTTTATCAAGCTTCATTTAATGTTGTTGTAACCGCTTTGACTGAAATAGAAAACGTTCCTTTCTCTTTGCGGTGGGGTGCTTATCAATTTGACGAAGCAAAATCAAACGCAGATTATACTTTCCCTTATTGGGGTGGCTATCCATTATTGGTTAATTCCGATAAAGAACATGATTCGTCCGTCATTGGTAGTACTATTAGTGGAGTAAAAACTATTCCAGTCACATCTACAGCTATTTTTACTCACGAGGTTAAACTATCATCAACCAAAGTACAAACTATCACATACGAGCCACAAACGTGTCCTATTGGCCATTACTTACAATGGACAGATGAACATGGTATGATAAGACATTTTATGTTTTATGCTAATCGTGAAAAGCAAATCGCAAAAGAGATAAAAAGCGGAGAAATGATTCCTTACTATCCAACTTCGCTAAGCGATTCAAATAATGGGCTTGGAAAAGTAATAGAGAAAACGAAGCAACGTTCATTTGGTTGTTTTCAATCAGTTGAAGAAAATATCTATCCAATGGTTGAAAGCATTGCATCAAGCCCTATTGTTAAATACTATACCAATAGCAAATGGATTGAAGTGAAAGTAAAAGATATGACTATTGAGCCACTAAAAAGAGGATATGTAGATATTGAATTTAAAGTAGAATTGCCACAAGACTTTAACCAAAAGAGATGAAAGAATTATATATTAACGGAAAGTTAGTTGAACTAGATTCAAAAACTAGATTAGACCTACAATTTAAGTCTTTTCTTTTTAGTGGAATTTCTGAGTTAACAGCTCCTAGAAGTTGGACTGTGTCACTTCCAAAAAGCGCAAGTAATTTAGCACTTATTGAGGGTTCAAACTCAGGTGATTCAGATAGTAATTTCCCTTATAATAACTATGTAGTTGACTACTATTCAAAAGGATATAGGGTTATTAATCAAGGGAAAGGCATACTAATAAAAATCACTGAAAGAATAGAGTTTACATTTACTTTTGGGAAGGCATATGAAGCTATTAAGGCTATGACTGAAAAGAGGCTGACTGAGCTGCCAGAAACGGAAACAGACAAGATAGTTTGGGATATTAATCGCGATTATAACGATATGGATAGTGGGGTAGGATGGTGTAATTGGTATAATTATACAAATGAAGATAGAAGTTTTGAAGTTGTACTTAATAATTTCATACCTACAGCTGTAACGCATCCAACTGTTACATTCAAGTATCTTATTGACAAAATAGAAACGGAGTTTAGTGTAGACATGACAGCTTTGTCTAGTCTTCCAAAAATGGATAAATACGCAATTCCGATAAGGAAGCTAAATGGAAAATCAAGCCTTATTTCTGATAGCTCATTTCAATCAGCTCCTACTTCAATAGGTGCTTTAACTAATATTGTTAATTGCACTAATTCTAATCATATAGAGGTAAATATAACAGAAAATTACAAGCATACAGTTACACAATTAATAACAGAACCAATTACAATGCAGTTGACATGGGATATCCGCACTAGCCCACAAGTTAATACGGCATTGTTACAGTTAATAGTAAACGACCAAATAATAGTAGAGGATACAGATAGTTCGACAGACCCATTATTTGAAAGGTATCAAGGATTTAAAAATATAGAGGTAAAAGCTGGCGATATTTACTATTTTAAATTTAATGTTCAAAGGACTTTGTACACACCATCTGGTGTGAACGGAAGCTCAATTACAAATAAGATGTTTTATAATACATCAATTTATCGAAAAAAATTCTTCATAATCCCTAACCTTCCAGACATTACATGCTCCGATTTTATATTTCAAGCAATGCAAATAGCTGGCGTTTTCCCATCTATTTCAAATGATAACCCAAACGTTATTGATTTTATAAATGCAAGTGAGTTGTATGACAATCTCACCATTGCTAAAAATTGGACTAATAAGTTAGTTAAATCAAACGCAAGAATGAGCGACTTATCCGATGTGGCTTTTAAGTTTGGGAACTATTCAAAAAAGAACATCCTAAAATACAAAGACGATGAAACTAACGCACTTAATACAAGTTCATATTTAAGCGTTGATAATCAAAACTTAGAAGATGAATCTAATCTTGTATCACTTTCGTTCAGTGCAGCAAAGAGACACGCAGGTACATTTGATAAAACGGCTGATTATCCTTTGTATGATATAAAGATAGTTTCAGGGGAGTTGTTTAGGACATATAAAGAGCCGAAAAACGATATTATAGCCGAGATAGTAAACGTAAATAACATAAACTATCTACAGTTTACAGATAATTTACTTTGGTCTAATTTAAAAACTGCTAACTACACAGGATATCAAAGTCTTATTTTAAAACCTCGCTACATACGAGAAAAATTCTATTTAAAGCAAGAGGATGTGACAGATATAAAACTCGAGATACCAATTTATTTAGAGCAGTACGGTAAATATTATGCAATTATGGTTTTGCAATACAAAGAAGATGAGATTTCAGAATGTGAACTTTTAGAAATAAAAAATATATAAGATGGCAACTACTACAGAAACAAAAATTATTGAGATAAAAGTCCCGATTGGTGAAGGTATTCAACAAATAAAACTTTTAACCGCTGAAATTGAAAAACTTTCAGCGGGACAAGCTGCATTGAAAAAAGGTAGTGAAAAAGAAAAAACACAATATGAACAAAATGCTATTGCCATAAAAGAATACACACGTCAAAAAAATGTTTTAAAGCGTGAGGTTCAAACGGAAATAAAATCCACACAATCCGCAATGGGTTCTTATGATAAGCTGCAAACAGCCTATACAAAAGCACAGGCAAAGGCTAAAGACTTAGCAGCATCCAACACGGCAACTGCAAAGGAAATAAGCAAAGCAGCAAAAGAAGCAAATGCGCTTAATGATAGGCTAAAATCAATCGATAAAACAGTAGGACAATCACAAAGAGGAGTTGCCGAATATGAACGTGGTTTAGGTGGGTTAAGTAAACGTTTTATGGGTTTTATCGGTGCTACTGCTATTGTAGCAGGATTAGGAACTGCGCTACGAAATGCTTTAGGAGTTATTACTGAATTTGACCAACAAATGGCGAATGTATCAGCGATTACAATGGCAACAAAGGAAGAAATGAAGCAACTTAGGGATATTGCTATTCAATATGGAACATCAACAAAGTTTACAGCGTCTGAGGTAGCAGGATTGGAAGTTGAACTTGGGAAATTAGGTTATACTACCCAACAAATAATTGATGCCACTGGTGGAGTTACATTAGCAGCAGCAGCAACAGGTGAAAGTCTACAAAAGACTGCTGAAATAGTTGGTTCTGTTACAATGGCTTTTGGACTAAGTGCTGGAGAGTCAAAAAGAGTGGCAGATGTAATGACACAATCGTTTAATGCAACCGCTTTAGGTTTAGATAATTTTTCCGAATCAATAAAATATGTTGCTCCAGTAGCAAAACAAGTAGGTGTTTCAGTTGAAGAAACAGCTGCATTATTAGGAGTTTTAGCAAATAGCGGGATAAAAGGATCAATGGCAGGAACTGCTTTAAGACGTATATTCTCAGAACTTACAAAAGATGGTGGAACACTTCAAGAAAAGTTACAAAAACTAGCAAAGGAAGGGCTTAATCTAGCAGGAGCAGAGGATGAGGTGGGGGTACATGCAAAAACAGCATTATTAGTTTTGAAAGACCAAAACGAGCTTATACCAAAGTTAACAAAAGAATTTCAAAATTCAGCTGGCGCTAGCGAAATAGCAGCAGCAAAAATGATGGATACTATTTCAGGCAAAACAAACTTTCTTAAATCTACATGGGAGAGTTTTATATTATCAGTTGAAAATGGAGATGGTAAGTTTGCAAGATTCTTGAAAAATATGCTAGACAAAGCGGCTAATGCTGTTTCTGGACTTCAAAGGCTAACAATGTCAGATGCAGATATTGCAAAGTATGATGCTCAAAATTCGGCACAAAGCAGATTGAAAGACTTTGAAAAAAGAGCACAATCTGAAAAAGATTATATTAAATATCTTAACGAAGAAATAGTTGCTGAAAAGAACATATATAAATCAAAACAGGAAAAAATAGTTGTATTAGGTGAAGAAATAAAAAAAGAAAATGAAAAAAGTTTTTTATTAAAATCTAGTACTGGAATTAAAGCAAGAGAAGATGAAATAAATGGATTACAAAAGTCAATCAATAAATCTATAGAGTATGTTAACACCCTTGGGAATTTAAGGCGTGCAAAAGAAGATGCAACGGCTTTAGATTTAAAAAATCAGTATATAGTAGATAAAAATAACATGCTATCGGAAGACGATAAAGACGATAAAGACGATAAAAACAATAAAAAGAAACATGATGATTCGCTAGCTAAATTAAAAAAAGAACGTATTGAAGAATATAAGTTAAACGCAAAGCTTGATAAGCAGTTTGAAAAAATGAAAAACGATGCGAGAGCATTAATAGATGACACTGATATATTTCAAGCGCAATTCAATAAAAAAAACAAAGGAAAAGACCCAGTAAAAGATAGCGAAGAAAAAAGGGCTAAAATGCTTCAAGACTCAATTGATGCCTATGACAATCAATTGAACGAAGCGCAATTTAATGCAGATGAAACATTGCGATTAACTCAATTGCAACTTTCAGACCAAATGAATTTAGAACTTAGTGCAGTTGCAGAGGGGAGTCAAGAAGAATTTAACATCCGAGAAAGATACCGACAGTTAAACGAGGAGGCAGACAAACAAGCTACTCAAACAAAAATTGAAAATGTATTCAAATGGGCTAACGCGAGCGCAGATGTACTTCAAGGAGCTTTTTCTTTTGCAGACGCACTCGCAGAAAACGAGCTTCAACTTTGGGCTGAACAAAACAAAGGGAAAGCTAATTTTGATGAAGAGTACGCAAAGAAGAAAGCAAAAATAGACCACCAACAGGCCGTAAGGAATAAGGCTATGCAAGTTGTTAATACTATCATCAACGGTGCTGCTTCTGTAATTGCAATGTTGGGAATGGGTGCTCCAGGCATACCATTAGCTATTGCAGCAGGAATAGCAGCCGCACTGCAAGTTGCAACTATAATAGCAACCCCAATACCATCACCGAGCGATACTGGTGGTGGCGGTGGTGGTGCAAAAGCTCCAGCATTGCCGCCAGATATGACATCTAAGATGGCAAACCCATTAAGCGGGTCTGTTGGTGCTATTCAAGGTAGCGGAGGAAGTAATGCGATAACAAGCGGTGCTGCTAATGTAAGTATGGCAAAAGCAAATGAACCAGCAATATATGCTCCAAAAGTTGAATTATCACTTGTTGAACTAAAAAGAGCGCAAAATCAAGTTGATTTTATAGACAACGTAAGTACTTTAAAATCATAATGTCGTATAATCGACACATTGATATTTAATACCTATTTATATTTATATTTTTGCAAAAAAGAAAACAATTTAAAACATTATAATTATGGCACAGCCTTGTTTCACTGACAAATTAAATTCTGCTATCAATAGTGGATGTCAAAATCAAACTGTTGGCGTTGAGCGAGATGGTATTCTTGTTGCTCGTCAATTTATTAATGAAGCCACATTGGCTTATGATTCTGGTTCTGTAGTTATTAATACATTCGCTTTGGTTGGCGCTGATAAAGGCTACAAAGTAACCCAAAACGCAGAAATGCCTTTTAAAGCCGTAAAGATTGAAGGCGAAAGAGGAGAATACGTTTTGAAATTTAACTCGACCGCTGGATTTCTTATCTTAGGTAATAGCCCCGACAAAGTTAAACAAGTTATGCAGCTTGGTAACGATGAATACTATTTGATTTTGCAAAACAAATCTTATACTGCTGCTGAAAAAAATAAATATATGTTGTTAGCTCCTTCTAAGGGTTTGACTACTACAAAAGCTGCTTTTGCAATGGAAAATCAGGACGCATTCGGTTGGACTATTGAAATGATGGAAAAAGAAGCTCTATTGCCAGTTGCTTTTATTTGGAAAACAGACGAAGCTACAACAGATGCAATCATTGCAGCATTAATCGCTTAATAGAATGGATGCCACTTATCTAAAATCGCTACTCAATAAACACGCATTGAGTAGTGATGATAAGGCTTTAATAAAAAGTACTTATTTAGAAAAGTTCGGAAAGGAAATGCGATTAAAAGATATGAAATGCAGAGATTGTTTTAACGATGCATTGTTTGAATTACTTAATTTTGAAAATAAAGAAAAGTCAATCATATTTAATGGTAGGCTTTTAAAAACAACTACAACATGATTTGCTCAGAAGATAAATTAGACAGCGCAATAAATACTGGTTGTTCAACTCCATTTGGAATGGAACATAATGGATATTTAACTTTAAGAAGTGGAATTGTTGGCAAATCAATCACTGATTTAGTAGCCACATTCACACCATCTGAGTCAGTTATACCCGTTTATCAACCAGCACAAGATACTGCATATAAACCAAAAAGCGATGGCGAAAAAAACGCTTATGGTTTGATAAAATTTGCAAAGACGATTGAGGTATTTTTAATACCAAACACAGAACTTTCACAAAATCAAATCATGCAATTAAAAGATGATGAATGGGTGTTTGTTGGCAAGCAAATTGATGGTCAATACATTGTATTTGGGTTAGAGCGAGGACTTCGATTAAAAACAACTTCTCAAGAACTTTCTAGCACCGAAACACACGGAGGTATATTGTTGACTTTTGATGAAAATATGGTTAACTACCCAATGTTGTTCACTGATAAAGCTACTTTTAATTGGATTGACTATGAAGTTATAACAACGCTAACAATCGGTAATGGACAAATAACACCAAAAAAAGTTTATCTCAAAGTTGATAGCAACAAAACTTGTTACGGAGTACTTCCAAACGGTATGTTATTGACTTCGACAAGTGGCGCTATTGATTACGATTACACGGGTGTTGCTGGAGCTGTTAAGCTGGTAGTGCCGAAAGATTCTGTTAACTTTATAATGTACGATGGTACTACTACTGCTGCGGCTGCATTTGTTGGTGAAATTAATTTATTAGGTAATTACGGCTATGTAGATACAAGGGGATGTTTTGGAATAACTTACTTATTAGCACATAACGCACTTATAATGCTTGCAAACAATTGTGATTTAAGCGCTTTGTCAGTAGCGAATCAGTTATTAGCATTTAAAGAAAACAATCCTACTTATGCAGGTACTGCAGTATTCTCAAACAACACGGATGCAAACTCTGCTAATGTAAACGCTGAATTAGTTTTAAAAGGAACTACTTTGAACGATGTTGTAGCTACCGAATTAGTAACGTGGACAATAGCGATTGATGGCTATTAATATGAATACAGGAACTTATTTTGGCGGTAAAGCTTACAAGCACAGCGACTACACCACAGCAGACGACATAGCACAATTACCATAGCAGGTACAAGATGCTATTAATAGAAAACAAAGTAAATAACTAAAAAGCCCGACCGGCTAAACAGGAAGTCGGGCTTTTTTAATACAACACAAAATGGAAAACATACCATTAGGGAATCCGATAAATACTACAATAGTTGCACAGTCAGTTGACTTTGATTGGAGCGATTACGACAATGTTATAGTTTACTTAATCGGTAAATTTAAAACGCTTAAAATGTCCGTAGTGGCTAAAACTGGCTATCTACCTCTGACAATTCAGAGCGCATCGACTTTGCTTATCGAGATAAAAGGAAAAGATGCAAAGACTTTAGGATTAGGGGAAGTTTTAGTAAATATATGGATAGATAGTGCCGATGTTCAAAGCGAGATAGTTGCTACTACTCCATTTGGAATTAATTATACCAATAATCAAATTCAATCTGAAATAGTATGACATTCAACATATATCATAACGTAAACAGTCCTGAGTTTGTAATTACTCAAGCACCGAATGTAACTTTTGATATTAATCATTTGGTATTTGCTCCTAATGGCGTACCATCAGGCGGAACAACCTCGCAAGTACTCGCAAAGAAGTCTGACACAAACTATGATACTGAATGGGTAGACCAGACTGGTGGAGTAGGCGGAGAAATGACAGCCCAACAAATAGCTGACAAACTAGATACTTTTACTGTAAGCACTCCTACCGATGAAGACTACATAATTCTAGGTGGCAAGAAGAAAACGCTAATTTCGGCTTTACCAACTTTTTTAAGTGGTGGTGGGCTAACATATAAAGGGAGATGGAGCGTTTTCAACAACATAATCACATCTGACGATGCGGAATATGATGGCTTTCCTTTGCCAGAAGCAAATGCCACTAATTTAGGTATTTATTTTATCGCTTCTGATTCTTACGACTATAATACTACTTTTTTTTGGCAGGACGATTGGATAATAAGCTATGGTACTCTTGGGTGGGAAAAACATAGTAGCCCTAATGACGCTATCAAAGCTATTAATGGTATTGGCTCTGCTGGTTATAGTATTCCATTGACAGCTGATAATATTCCAGATGCAACTACCACAAATAAATTCACCAATACTACAGAAAAAGATACATGGAATGCAAAATCAACAGCTCCAAATGATGCAGAAAAAAATATTATTATTGGCGTTCAAAAAAATGGTGTTGATTTAACTGTAGATTTAAATAGAAAAGTTAATGTTGTAGTCCCAACTCAAGCTAGTGAAGTTGGTGCATCACCTCTCGGGCACGACCATTCAGCCGAAATAATTCAACCAGATTCGATAATATGTCCAAAAGTATATACCGTAGCCGAAATTACAGCACTACCAGCAAAAGCATTATTTTTTGACGAAGTAAATCAATGCTATGCCTATAAATTAGCCGATGGTGGTGTTATTCAAAACAATCAAGAGCCTTATGATTTATACATAAATTTACAGGGAAATGACATTGTAGAGATGGATGTGGTAAGCATTTGCGGGGCTTCTGGTAATCGTACAGGCGTATGCTTAACCGATGCCACAAATGACAATAAAAGTCAGGATTGTATTGGGATTGTAACAGTGGCTACAATTGGAAATAATCAAGTTGGGCGTATCACGAAAAGCGGTGGTAAAGTTCGAGGATTAAACACCAATGTAAGCGGTTGGGCAGAGGGCGATACACTTTATTTAGATGCATCAAATGCTGGAAAACTTACAAACGTAGCACCCGCTGCACCAAACAACAAAGTAAAAGTTGGTATTTTATCAGTGAAGCACGCTGTTAATGGTATTATTGAGCTATCTATTCATGTTGAAAGTAAGTTAAGTAATTTAACTGATGTAGATGGAAGTGATACAACCATTGCTAGTGGTTCGTCATTTCTTTTCAAAATAACAAGTGGTATTTGGCAGCACATTACAGAAAGTAACTTTATTTCTTGGCTGAAAACTAAACTAGATGGATATTATGCCACAGCACTAGCATTATTGTTAAAACGTGACAAAACTGAAATTGGTGATGCACACGGATTTGTAAGCCCTCCAAATTCAAGTAACTTTACAATAAGCAATGTAGGTTCTTCTATTACAGTCAACTTGCTTTCAAATGCAGGTAATTATAAGATAAATGGGGCTGACTATGTGAATAGTGGGTTAACTCTTACAT